GTCATCTGTTGGCGCAATAAAAAAATCGTCGCCGTTTTTTTTCATTTGCTTTTTGGTTTCGCCGTATTTTTGTCCGCGTCGTGAGTTGCATGAGGTGCAGCAGGGTGCGAGGTTTTCTATGTCGTGTGTGCCTCCTCGGTCCATCTCTAGGAGGTGGTCTACGGTTGAAGCGTGACGGCCGCAGATGTAGCAGGTTGGGTTGTCTGCGAGTACTCGAGCGCGGTTGTCTTTGTATTGCTTGGAGTTGTAGTGACGTGCTGTCATGTCGGGGTTCTCCTTAGGTCTAGGTCTTAGGTCAATAGATACTGACGCCCAAGCGGAAGGGCACCGCTCGGTTGTCCTCATCCTAAAGTAACAGGGTGTGGTGGTTTGTGTCCCCCACTATTTGGCGATGTCTCGCTCTGGAAGCCTGTCTAGTTTTGTTCGGTGGATAACCAGTCGCCTTTGCGTTAGGGAACGCTGATCGGTCACTTAGGCGCGACCGTCTACCCTCGTTACCGAGTGTTCCCATAGCAGGCTTCAGGTTCCTGCAAGGGCTAGTGGACTCTCTAGTCCTGTTCGTTATTCAGCTGTAGGGGGTGTCGGGTCAGTGTTCACGGCTGACCCGACGGTACGCATATTAGACGCGGGCTAGTTGTCAGATGTTGGAGGGGTCAGGGGTTCTGAGGTGATTAGTCTCTAATCGAATCCACTGGCCGTTGACATTCATTTCAGCAAACTTGATTTGTTCTGATCTGTAGAAGCCGCCGTTGATAGTCAGGTATTCAACATGGTGGTCGTTTGATATAGCGATAGCAAACACTGGGCTACAGAATGACCATTCGTCGTTTCCTGTAAAGATTCTGATGGGGTTAATGGGTTGCATGAATTCAGTCATGGTCGGGTTCTTTCGCTAGTCGTTCGCTGATCTTGTTTAGGTCTTTGGGCCGCCAGACGTGGACTTCTTGTCCTGCGTCCTCCAGTGTGTTAATCCATTCCCATTGCGTGTCACTGACCACGCCTTTAGTGGCTTTTAATTCGACAAAAATGGTGCCGCGTGCCGGGTGAACCATGACAAGATCGGGAAAGCCTTGGTCGCCTGTGGTCGGCGTGATCCATCTACCCGGTCGAATCTGTGCAGGTTGGGTGTGCATAACTTTCCAGCGATGCAACTTAGCCAAAGTGATGACGGCTTTTTGAAACTCTGCCTCGGACGGATCAGCCACCGTTCATCAACCTGTCTATCAGTTGTGACGCTTCACGCTTAGTAGACGGTGCTTGTCCTTCATAGTTTTTGGCTCGAAGCATTGCTAACTGTTTCGGTGTTGGTCCCTCACCTGCTCCTGCTGGTGCCTCATACTTTGACCCCAATGTTTCATTGCGCACTGGTGCTTTACGCGCCATGTGATGTAATTCAACTGGTGCTTCGGGTTGACGGTTGCGTACTTCCTCAAACGATGCCAACTTACCGAACGACATCATCAGCCCGAGGACACGGCCCAAAGCCGAAGTGGACGCGTTCATTTGCTCACTGTCACGGGTAAAACTTGTTTTGCCTGGGAACGGTTCGTAACAGGTTGCTTGACATGGGATCGGATCGTCGGGTGTACGCCAAGCCTGCATTGTTACTGAGATAAACGTCTTGCCGTCAATGGTGACGATCTCTGGTCGGTTTTCCATGATTCTAAGTTCGGGCCAGCGTTCTAGTGCAGCTGCGAAACGGGTTGGTACGTCGACATAGTTTGATAGGTCCATCAGCTGCCCAAATTTCTGTCAAATGCCCGTTGTTGTTCGGGAGTCATGCGTAAATAGTTAAGTAGGTCGTTACATCTGACTTTTTCAACGTGGGTTAAACCTTCCCAGTTGCCTTTGTAGCCACATTCCAAACAGATTCCTTTGAGAATTGGTTGCAGTCGAGTGTCGTGATATTTCAATTCCATTTGACATTCTTGGCACAGAATAACGTTCATTTGAAACCACCCAGACGCATAGCGACGATCGCGTCCTGTGTTGACTTAGTCATATTTGACAGATAAATGCCGTGTTCCTCAGCAACATAAGCCAACTCAAATAGGGCTTTGCGCAACATAGACACATCGTCCGACAAGCGTTCTATCTGCCAGGCGGCGGCTTTCATAGCAATATCTGCTTTAGCAATAGCAGCACTTACTACGGCGAGTTGGTCAGTCATGTCGGGTCCTTTACTTGTCGGTACTTTCCGTCACTATAGACCAGGGCTGTGGCTTGAAAGTTTTTAGACCTAATTTTGCGACGGTCGTTCTCTGTGGTGCCCGCCCATATCCCGCGTTCGTCTGGGTGCGACAGTGCATAAGCCAAACACTCAACGACAACAGGGCAGACCGCACAAAAAGGCTTGATTACGTTAATGTTTCGCAGGGATTGCATACCGGAACTAGGGAAAAATAAGTCGAGTGGTAGGTCGTGACAAGCTGCAAGGGTTTGCCAGTCGGGTCGGTAGATGTTCAACACAAAGACCAGGGTTTCCAACCGCATCCGCCTGATTCCTCGGTTGCTTCATAAAGCAGATACGCGAAACGGAGGTTAAGTGTGGGGTCTGACATGGATTCACGAAACGGCATATTGAACAGTTCCTCAACCCATTTGGTATGGATTTCGTTGATTTGTGCGACACCGTGGTCATGGCCGTTGAATTGTGGGTGGGTGTAACTCACATTTTGGCATCGAGTTTCTTTATAGAGCAGACGACCCAACTTTTCTAGGGTTGCTGGGTCGTTGGGCCAGCCAACTGAGATAGCAGTAGGGAACCATTCTTGGCATTTAGTGTCTGCTGGTACTGCGACTACGGTCGTAGACGGCTGGACAGTTGTTGTGGTGCTTGTCGTCGTGCTGGTCGTAGACGTTAATTCGACTGTCCGTTCTATTTTTTGCTGAGGTGTTAAGTCCTGCAATGTGATCGTTTGCTTGGGTGCAATGGTCAGGTCAGCAGTTGTTTCTTGTACGCCTGTGATCGCCCAGAGTGCACATAATCCGTAGGTCGTTATTGTGATTATTGCTAGTCGTTTAAGGTTCATTTAGTAGTCCTCTGTTAGGTCCGCGACTGATTTGCGGGTGCTGAAAAAGCCTTCAAATATTGGGTTTTCTTGCATGATCTCTCGAGCCATGAAAGCGCGGTAATTGTTATTAAATTTGAAGTCACTGGTCGGATCGTTGGTCGTTGCGTGTTGGTAACGCAAGACTTCTACTAGGGCCGCGATTCCGTAGTGCGTGTGCCCTTGAATATGCAGCTTGTAAACCATCTGCAGTAGTGCGGGCATAACCCACGGGTTTGCCTCTTTGAACGCTTCATACTTGAGCCGTTCAGCCGGGACGTCTAGTTCCGCTAACAATGATAATTGCATCTTTCCTCCTGAGTCGGGTTTCCGAGGTCGGGAGTAGGTTTACTGACTCACAGGTCGGTAGTCAAGTCATTGCCCAAAGATCGTTTTGAAACTCTGGTCAACTAGGGCCACACTGTCGGCGTGAGCAGGGTCTATCTCAATATGGGTCCAGTCGGCTCCTGGAGTGCCACCATTGGCTTTGTCGGTCCAAACTTTCCAGGCGTCGCGGTCGCATCTCCAGCCCGCACCCCATTTTCCACACTTCAGCGGGACGCCTACACCGTCGTATGAGTGCAATTCCTCCAAACCGAGGATGTCAGCGTGAGCGACTAGGAATTCGTTTAAGGCTTTGCGTTGCTCAACCGTTCCCTTTAGGTCTATTGCTCGCCAGGTGGCGTGTACGGACTTTTTAGACGGGTCTGAGCGCATCCCACGGTCTGCATAGATACCAATGTTTTTGACACCAAACAAGAATTCGCAGTAATCCAAAAATTTGAGGGTTCCCATACGGCGGGTGTTGCCTCGAGCGTCCGTTGATCCTGTGTATTTACGCTTCATCTTGTTTGTCCTTGTCCTTTAACCCATTCGCCGAAAGCACCCCTGTGAGGCTTCCAGTCAAAAACAACATCATTGGTTTAAGTAAATCCCATGCTGAAATGTCGTTGGGGGAAACGTCTACCGGCTGTGTCACGAATAGTAGGCCGTAAAGCAGAGCTGCGGTACTCAGCACGAAAGTAATCGCAAGGGTGACACCGACGACCAAAATAAGTCGGGCTTTGATCTCAGAGTTAGTCATGCGTTTCATTTGTGGCACCTTGACTCGACTGGTGCGGTTTTACAAGTTTCACGAGTGCGGTCGTTACAACTGGTGACGACGAACATTAGGGCCACAGCCAAAAGCGCAACAATGCCTAGCGTTTTCATGGTTGGCCCATGACTGGTTGTTCAGGGTCGTCGTATTCGTCTGATAGTTCGCAGGCTGTTTGGCATACGCCGCACATGACCAGTTCGGGTGTACCCATCATGTATTCGGGTACACCGTTTTGGGTGCAGGTTTCGTTTGTGCAAGTAACTGTTTTCATTATGCGATCTCGTAAGTTATTGAAATTTGAATTTGGTCTGAGGTTGCAACAGTGATCGCTGGTGCTGTTCCAAAATATGAGCCACTATTAAAAAATCCGCCAACGGTTGTAGTGGTGTCCAATTGTGCAGCGCAAGGGTAAAAAATGTTTGTACTTGCATCATAAAACGAAAAAATGCCCGACAGTGTTGCGTTGCTAGTTTTAGCCGCTATTGGCAATCCGACGATCACTCCTTGACCAGCGGTACCAGCAGAAGTAGCAATTAACTTAACTTGAACTATAACTGTTTTTTGTATTTGACAGTAACGGGCGTTTGTAATTGTTTTGGTGATCGTTGCCGATTGTGTCAGGGTCGGCGTGTAGTCCACCCATACGGCCCCAATGGTGTTAAGCGTCGCCGCCGTCAACACCTGCCCGCTAGTCGTACCTGCTGTCCACTGTGTTGCCATTGTTTTCTCCTTTACCAGCCAAGTCGGCTGGTATCCAAAATACCGTAAGTAGTGTCGTTAAGAATGAAATACTGGTAATAACTTGCTGGTGACAAATAGACAGTCACATTAGTTTGAGCCGGTGTACCACTAAAAGACATACCCTCAATAACACTAGGAATCGTTTGCAACGACTGACCCTGAGCCTGATACTGCATAGTCACATTAGGTCTTTGAACATAAAGAGTGTCGTACATAAAATCTCGAAACGCTGTCGCATTACAACTGACATCATCAAAATCAACTTCATATCTCAAAATTGATGGATCGCCCTGCATAGTGCTAAGCCACGACGCAAGATCGGCGGCCTGCGTAGTAGTCGAGTCGGCGGTACTTAACGAATAACCACTAATACCGTAAGCGGTCTGTGAAGTTGTATTGTCAGATAATTGCGCCGCAACCGTTTCGGGCGTGACAGTTACTTGATTCATAAAGTTGTCACCCAAACCAATACGGCGAATATCGGTGTACGAGATAGTTGTTGCATCATTGCCAGTGCGTTTTAATTGAACATTCGTACCCCAAATGTAAACTTGTGAACGGGCTATAAAACTAATAAGCGTTGAACCAGCAGTCAACAAACCTTTTTCGGTGTTATTCAAAACATTTAGACGATTCAAAATTGTTCCGCTATATGTGCCACCCGTACCACTAGCCGCTGAATCGCCAGCCGTACTAGAAGTAATCTGTGGGGCCGTCGGGAACAAAGCGTTAGTTTGTGCCGCCTGCGTGCAAGTTTGTGCAGCGATATAGTTCATGTTTTTCATAGTGAACTTGCCAGCCTGCGCAAGGATGTCTATGCACTGGATCGTTGCTGTAGATAGTCCTGTGTCGCCGGGGTAATCGTTGTAATTAACTGTGGTTACTTTGCCTGTCCAAGCGGGTTGAGTGTCTGAGAACTGGATTTGTACTGTGGTGCCTCGAATAAATGATGCGACTTGATTTGTGTTGTTTTTAATTGTGACCGAAAAGCCGCCGCCTGCATAGTTGTCTAAATAGTTTTGGCGTCCCCAGTTACCAGAAAACGAAAGTACGTTACTCGTAAAAACGGTTGAGCCTACACCGTAAACAAATATCCAAGCGTGCTTAGCCATTACTGCACACTGACAGGAAGTTTGCCTGTGTTGCGGTTGTATGCCTGTAACGCTCTGACAACTTCGTTGGGGTCGGCACCTTGCACAGTGACGTTGATCGTGTTGCCACCCATCGCACCGTTTGGCGTGATGTTCCCAGACGACGACGGTGTAAACAGTTCCGGTCCGCGCTCGCCCACAAGATACGACTTTCCGCCCATAACCGGACCGCCGTTGACTCGAGCGGGAATACTGCCGTTTTCCACTCTGCGATAGATAGACGGATCATTACCGCCCGACCCGATCGGTTGTTGCAAGAATTTGATTGTGCCTGCGGCCCAAGCGAGTTGAGCAAGATCACCACTGTTGATCGCAATAGAGATTTTGGTTGACAGTTCCGGCGGGAAGTTCTGCACCATCTTTTCAAAGTCTTGTGCAACGATGAGCTGCGCTTCGTGGAAGGCGTCCATTTCTTTTTTGCCGCCACCAAAAGCCGCGATCGCTTTTTCTTTGAGAGTGTCAATATCAGTGTCAAGTTTGTCAAATGAGACTTGGCGTTCAAACTGTCCGATCAGATTTGACCATGCGGCTTTTGCGTTATCGGTTGCAGTTTTAGCCAAAACAAGTTTGTCTGCTAGATGTTGAAGTTCCGGATTTGTTTTGTCTCGAATTAACTCAGCAAACTGTTTGCTGTCATCCCGTGCTTCGCGCATCGCACCAGCGAACACTTCAATTTTTGGTTTGTCGTCCTTAAACCAACCAACCATGTCATTAAGCGTGTCTCCCACTAGCGGGACCACTGATACCGCAGTTTGAACAGCTGATACAGCGCGATCAGTCATTGAAGCGCCGTCTTCAAACACTCCTGTGAGACCGTCCCAAGCGTTACTGAAATATGTCACCGGATTGATGGCGTCAATGACTTGTCCCGCCACTGTGCCGATCGCGTCACCAATGCCGAAACCACCAACATCAAACGATAATATTTTCATTATCGGTTCAAGTTTTTTTGCCACTGTGTCCAAAAGCGGAACAAGCACTTGACCAAACGCAATTGTGATGTCCTCAAGATGATCCTTGAGATCGTTCATGGTGTCACGAAACTGGCGGGCCTGTTCCAATTCTTTTGGGGTGATTACTTTTGAAGCCGAAACTTTGTCCAACGATTTAGACAGATCATCTGATCCAATGTTGATCAGTTCAGCCATATCGCGCCAACCCTTACCGAGAAGTTTTACTCCTTCTCGAGCGCGCTGGGCTGGGTCCTTAATGTTTTTAAGATGCTCAATGGTGTTGAGAAATGTTGCGTTGACGTCTAGTGAACCGTCTTTCGCATATTCCAGATCAACACCGAGTTTGTGAAACAAATCGGGATTTTGTCCGACTGTCTGGTTCATTTTGCCGATAGCGGTCTGCAACGAATCCGCACCGATACCGATATCGCCTGCTACTTCACGCCACCTAGAGGCGTCTTCAACTTGTAAGCCTGTGGCGTCGGAGAACTTGCCCGCTTCTAACGCGACTTCTTGGAACGCTTTGATCCCTTGAGCTGCAAAAGCCGCAAAAGCTGCTCCACCGACAACAGCAAAAGTGCCAGCATTAGCGGACACTGAATCCATAATGGATTTAGAACCAGCCTTGAATTTGCCGAGGCCACCTTCCGCGTCCTTGACAGCAGTCTTAAAATTACCGAACGCGATCTTGGCGTTCTTAATTCCCTGATCCTGTAGATCGGTAATGATCGGTATTCGAATAGCCATTAGAGGATCACCATTTTCTCTAGCGCGCTGATTCGAGACATAACCTCATCAACCGACTTTTGCATTTCGCCTTCAATTTGCCCGGCATGATGTTCGTAGGAGCGCCACATCACACGGGAAGGGGTCTGGAATCGGTTTAGAGCGTCCCCAAGACGGTTCTCGGTCCTTTTGCCCGCCATATCAAAAATGGACGCTCCAGCGTCCTTCTGCGCAAAAATCAAAACGGCGTCCTGTTTCTTAGAAAGCGACGTCTGCACCGTGACACCTTTTTGAGCCGCACCAAGATTCCACGGGAAAATCGGTCGGCCACCAGGTGACCACGCTCGAGTCATACCGGACAGATAGTCGGAACGGTAAGCGTTTTTAGCCTCATCAACTGCAGGCTTCACGATCTGCTTCGCGTCTTTAAAAAACTGTTTCTTAACCTCAGGCTGAATCTTTTGAAGCGTTTTCAAAGTTGATTCGAGTCCTTGGACTTGCATCGTCATTTGTTGCGCTCCTTCATGATCTCAGCGACTGTCAGGAGGTCGTCAACATCAAACTCTACATCATGAGGGAAGTAGCCCGTGAGGACCAGCAGCTGCGCTAGTGAGTGTCGGAAACTTCCGTCGGGGTAACTTTTCCCTGTTCACTGTTCACAATCTGAATGTCCACCAGCTTGTTGACAAACGAATCAAATTCAACCGGTATGGCCTGACCGTGTTCCGTCTGGACTTTGGCTGAGTGCCACGCCATGAACGCCATGTCCTCCATACCGAAATTGTCGGCAAGGTCTGACGTTTTCATTTTGAACTTTCGTTCCCACGCGACAAGCGTTGCGAGCGTTGTCGTAATGGTGGCGGGTCCGTAACCGATGTCGAATCGGATCGTTAACTTCATGTCGGGCTCATTTCTGTTGAGGTTTTAGATCAGGCTTCAGCCCAGGCAAACGTGCCGCCCATCAGGACTATGTTGCAGGTGGTAAGAGCTCCGAGGGCATATACGACAGGTTCCTCGGAAAGAAACGAGCCACTTAGGGTGCCTATCGGATTCGTTGCGCTAGTAGCGGCAGATGATCCTTGAATGGTCACGGTTGCGATGACGGTGCCGACGAGCGACTTCAGTGTGGCGTAGGTTTCCGATGCGGCAGTTGACCAGTACAAGTCAAGGCTCAATGTGTTGTCCTGCAAACCGCCGACGTATGCGACGCCAGTGCTGCCGAAGGCGTTTGCTTGTAACGCCTGAATTTTGTATGACAGGGTTGCACTTGTGCACTGGTCCGACAAGTCGACTGCGCCAATTTTGACGACTGGGTTAGAGAGAACTGTTGAAGTTGCCATGACGGATCAATCCTTTTTGTTTTCGGTCGCGTCGGGCTTCGTCGCTAATTTAGCACCTTTGCTCGGGTGCGTGTCGGAACGCTGGATAAAGCCGCCTTCAAGCAACCAGGCGATGTCGTCCGACGGACTAGCGACAAACGCTGTTCCGATCTCGCCGACTCGAGTTGAGGTAATAACGTAACGATCCATGGGTTATCCGTTCTGTGCTTGTATCGGGATGATGAGTTCAAAGCCTGCGTAATCTGCTCCGCCGACCGTGACAACTTTTGGTGAGGCTGACATGACCGCAATGTTTTTAAGTACCAGAGATGACGTCAGGTTCAGCAGCTGACGCAACGCGTCCAAGTTGCCTGGGCCGTTGCTGATAAGTGTGACAGGGAAAGTCATTTTGACAATGTTGTAGTTGAACGATTCGATGGATGGAGCATCCACAAAAGCGCAAGGTGGAGCGATATTGCGAGGATCGTTAACAACCCGCAGGCCCGAAATAGTTTGGAGAGTAGTGACCAGATCATCTAGGGCCTCATTGAGAAAGTCGGTGTAAGCCATTTCAAGCGACCTGTGGTCTGTTGATACCTAACAACTGTTTGACGATGCCTGACAGCCCTACAACGGGTGCTGACGCCATGTCAGTAAACGATGCGAACTGGTCAACCGAACCGCGCTGTCGGTAAAGGGCTGACCCGTACATCAGGGTGCCTAAAGTGACGTCTCCTGACGGCGAAGTCGTGAGCGAGTCAATGTACCCAGATTCTTGGCGACGCCTGAAACAGAACGCATTTGTGGCATCTGCACATTGCACCAAAAAAGCGGTTTCATCTCCAGCGGTCGTGATGCCAAGATAAGTAGCAATTTGTGGCCCTGTCACCCAAGTGCAAGTCTGCGTAAAAGTCAGCGTGCCGGAATGGGCGTGCCAAGCCTCGACTGTTTGCGTACGCGCATACATAATCGCGTTTTCAATTGGGTACGAAGTATCAAACTCAATGATGCCATCGGTGCCAACATTAACTGGCAAAAATTGTGGCATTTCGTAAACAACATATGTGCCGTTGTACGGGGCAGTAGCAGACGCAACCGTGATGGTTGCGCCAACTACAACTTCGTTTGGTGTCAGCGTTGAGACGGTGACATAGCCAGGAATGATCCCGCCGTATTGCAAACTGTAAGTTGCCGTCACGACGGCCTCCGATCAGGCCTGGGTGATCTTGCGGATCATTGAGCCGACGGCAGCAAAGGTGCTGCAGTAAGCGTGAACCGAGAACAAACGGCTGAGCGTGGCTGGCTGTTCAACGCTCAAGATTCCGCGTACTGATTCGTAGTACTCGAAGGCTTTGGAAGCATTTGTAATGACCATGGTTTTTGCCGCAAAATTCGAGTCAACTACAATTTCCAACCCGAGCGGGTTCGAGCCGACCCAAGTGGTTGCGTTTCCGCCACCCATTGCGTTTTGTCCTGCGAGACCAGGTGCGCCGACATATGGGAACAACGGACGGTTGCTCGAGTCAACGACTTGTCCCAACTGGCCCCAAACGTCAGGACTGACAAACAAGGTGTCTGGAAAAAAGTTGGTGCCGTTGCTGACGTCAACTGCAGCGTCGTATAGCGACTTCATCAAGTCGACTGCGGTGAGGTCCCATACGCCCGATGATGTTGCAGCTGCGAGAAGTGCGTCGGCTGCAATGTCGTCGGTCTTAAGCATGAGTTCGCCCATGAGGTCGTCCATGATGAGTTGCATTGCTGCGGGTGACGTGAAGTCAATGTCTTGCATTGACAACGAAACCTGACCGGCCACGGTGGTCTTGCTGATCGTATTTGAGGCAATAACCATTGTGGTTGCTGAGACTGCATCAAACTCTGCCGATTGAGCGGCCGTTGATGTATGGGTCGTGATGGTGGGTCTCAAAAACGTTTTTTGCTGGCCGTTGTCAGGATAAGCGCGAGCGCCCAGGCGGTTGATGACAGGCCTGACGAAGTTGATATTTTGCACCAACGGTCCGAGCACTGGAACCGGTAACAATCCAGGCGTTGAGGTTGTGGCAATATCGCCTGCAGCTGCTTCGTAGGTTGACTGATGTTCAGCCTTCCAATCGTTGACCGATGCGTTTACCTTGGAGAAAGTTTCTCCGCCCTGGTGAAAAGCGGCCATCCACTCGCCTGCACTTGGCAAACGTGCGGGACGCTTAGCCGATGCAAAAATAGTGGGTGCGGTTGGCGCGGCTTCAGGTGCTGCGGCTTCGATATGTTCCGACATGGGTGTCTCCTCGACTTGTGGTTCTGTTACTGAGATTTCGTCGGGAGTTGTGTCTGCTGAAGCGGCCACATCTGTGATAGTAGCACCGCTAAAGGCGGGTATGGGGACAAGGCTCAACTCGCGCCACACGGCCGACGTGATGATGATGGTTCCGTCCTCGGCACGGGTACTTGTGAGAACGTCAACACCGACCGAAACATTGTCTAGGACGCCTTCTTTTGCAAGTTGCAACGCTTCGTTTCCTGCAACGGTGTCAGCAATTTTGGCGCTAAACATCATGCCTTCAGGGGTTTCGGTGCGTGAAGTTACGAGCCCGACAGGCTGACTTGAATCATGATACATAAACAGTTTTGGTGCTTTTCCGTCTACGGGCAATGAGCCTGGCGCAAACTGGACCGATGATCCGTCGCTGACAGTGGCAGAAATGTTGTATGGCGCGGCAATGCCAGAGATGGTGCGCGTCGGTGCGTCGCCAGCTGCGGCTTCAACATCAATTGCGAATCCTGCTGAGAGTGTAAGTTTCATTGGTTGTTCTCCGTCATTGGGGCTGTATTTGTTGGTGTTTCGGTCATCATTTCCTCGGCAACCATCGATTCAAGATAGGAGTCAATATCAAACTTGACATAAGTGCCTCGAGGCAAAACATTGTTTCCACTCAATGTTTGCGACACACAATCAAGATACTGCCGTGCCCCAAACAGGTAAAGGTCCTCACGAGCACCAGCAGAGGTCGTGTATTGGTATGAACCAATGTCAAATCCAGCCAAGTAAAACGGAATGTTTCCGAGCCTGCACATCTCTTTTCCGCTGAAATCGGCGGACTCAATCATCAACATATTGTCCGGCAAAGCTTTAGTTTCCTCATATTTTAGAAACTCGTTGAGTGCGGCCGTCTGGTTATTGACTCGAGCAGAGTTAAACGCAGTTGCAAGGTCGGCTAACTCTTGAGCGGACAGGGGTTCGCCGCCTGTTTGCATTAAAACGCCTGACGGCAACAGGCTTTCTGCGTTGCGATAACGCGATGCCTCAACACGAAGGGCAGTCTCAATGGCGGTTTGTGACTGATAGATAATTCCTTGCACGGGGCTAATGAACTGCACAAGATCGTTGGGGTCAATCATTCCGCCTTGGAAATACACTTCTTTTGAAGGTGCGTACCAAACAGGACCAGCCTGGTCTTGCGTGTTAACGGAGCCCGCTGGCAGACGGGTAAACGATGCAGGAAATCCGTCGGCCGTTCTAGAGGTAATAAACCAGAAGGCGCGACCAAAGTAGAACAGGTCGTCCAGCGTCCAAGCCATAAGTGTGGCGTACGGGATCGTCGGATCGGGCTGACGCAACCATGAACGAGGCGCAATGTAGACACATTCCATCTCTTTGTCTGTGTCATTCCAGACCTCGTTATACATCTCCAACTCGGTAGATGAGATAACCGAGGCAAGTAGGTCACGCGCTCGACTTAACGTCGGAATACTGTTTGCTCGGTTGCGGGCGTCGCCTTCATAGTAGGCGTAGTACTGACCAATAAAGTTTGCACCCTGGTTAGATGTGTAAGTTCCGTACGATCCAGCAGCTGCGGCCTTATGGGATTCGTCAACAGGACTGACCGCTGCTTTGGTCACTTGTTTTGAGAATATGCCCACAGTTAGTTCCGATCGTTAGAGGTGTGATGGGCAAGCCCGACACCTGCCCATCACACACCCACAATAGTTCAGGAAACCACCATCATGGGTTTAGCCCGATTTTGATATTTGCTAGAAAGCGCGATACCCCACACTGCACACTTAGCCAACTCGATCGGTCCTGGACTTGATTTGTGGCTGAGAGTGACGCCCATTCCCGTTTTAATTAGGACCGCTCTAGACATATGTTCCGACAAAGTGAGTTGCCCTAAATGCTTGACACGGCCCTCCAAAATCATCTTTTGCGCAAGACCCGTGAACTTGATTAACTCCGCTTGACCGACCACAGTCATACGGCGACGCAAACTAAGCGGCGCATGAATCTCCAAAGTTGGTGTGATAGCCAGGGCAACAAGTTTGTCGGCCATGACTCGATCAACCTCGGCCCACATAGACGCCTCGTTATCAACAATGAACTCAACAAACGTCGTGACAATGCCGTCAAACATTGACGATCTGACACCAACATAACGGTTTGTGTCCATGCTCATTTCCACACAAAGCACACCGCCTTCCGGCATATGGCCGTCAATCTTGCACGATCCCCAGACGCCCTCATCCAACCAACTGCCTCGACTACTCACCCACATATTCAAGTGAGCACGCAAGAAACTGTCTTTTTTTGACACAGCCTGGAGCGCCTCAATAGTAATCGTTTTACCGAGACACGGATTTGCGTAAACCCAATTCTCTGGGTTCCGCCAATCCCGATCACCAATACTCCACTCAGCAAAATAAAGCCGTGAACGCTCACCTTTCTCAATATCGTTAATAGCCGTCTCACGCATATGCACCATCGCCACACTTGACTCATCACCAGCTGTTGACCAAGTACTCAGCAAGGGTGACTTACGAGCAATCATCGTCGGACGAATTGCATCCATAAACCGATCACTAATATTGAACAACTCGTCAGCTGCAACAAGGTCATACGACCCACCATGCAAATTCGGGCTAGACGAACGGACCTCCCACATAGACCCGTCAGGCATCTCCACCGACTTGCGACCAAACGTCCGCATCGCCTTACCACCAAACAACTCGACAAGCATCGGAGCCAACGCATTAAACAAACTCTCAGCACGATCCAAACGGTTAGCCACACTCAAAATGTTTTGAGGCTTCCCACGCAACCTTGGCATCTCCGTCAACCACCAGCCAATCAAAGCCTGCAACCCAATCGACTTACCGTTCTGACGGGCCGTAGATACCAGAGATTCACGGAACAAAAGATCGCCGTTCTCATCATGAGCAAGTTGACCAAACAACGCGTGCGACTGCCACTCGAAAAGATCAAGACCCATGAACGTCTTAGCCCACTTAACAACCTGAGGCCCATAAGACAAAACGCCATAGCCGGTCGTTTCCAGTCTCGGCAAATAGGCGTTGACCTGCGGTAATGCAGACTGGTTCACGCCAGTTCCCGCCAGTTCCTCCAAAGAGACCGCTAAAAAGAG